GCTGTCATATATTAAGCGTACTGCTGGCGCGCCATTTGGCCATGCTGCTTTCTACGCTCCTTATATCAAGAATGCCGCCGATAGGTTTATTCCTCCAAGCGCATTCATCGCCGGCATTGCATGCTCGCGCTATGTAAACGAAGGCTTCCAGCAAGCCCCTGCCGGAGCAAGATATCCACTAAGAGGCGCAAACGGACTCTTATTTGATATTACTGCCCAACAACAAGAAGTAACATATCCTCTAGGCCTCAATCCTATCAGAAGCCTTCCTAACAGAGGAATTGTAGCCTGGGGTGCTCGCACAACGAGCTCTAATGCTCTCTTTAAGTTTGTCAATACTCGTGCTATTCTTAACGTCCTACTCGACGTTCTTGCAAGAAGCTTCGATGACATTCTCTTTGAGCAAATTGACTCGGCGGGTACACTTTACGCAAGAGCTAAGTCTATCGCCTCTCAGGTAATGGGCCAACTCTATCGTCAGGGTGCACTATTTGGTGCAAGACCAGAACAGGCATATTTAGTTGTTTGTTCTGATGCTAATAATTCTGTATCAGATCTAGAAAACGGAACTCTCAGACTCGATGCTTATGTGGCTACATCACCCACACTTGAGCGCCTTGTTGTTACCGTTGTAAGAACACCGGCTGGTCAAGTTGCCCAGGTATCCGACTCGTTCTCTAGAAACGTTGACAGATTTGATTATCTTCTTAATTCCGCCACCATCCAGTAATTGAAAAATGCCCGATAATCAAGAAAATATATTAAACGCTAAAGAACCTCTATCATCTCAACAACCTAAAAAGATTGTACACATCGAGATGTTCAGAGCTGGACCTCAGATTAGCTCTTCGGGGCAAAAGATGATGTTCACAGAGGAGGATCTTGATCAGGTTGTAGGGACATATGCTCCCGATCAACATGAGGCTCCCTTGATCATCGGGCACGATCAAACTGATTCGACCCCGGCCCTTGGCTGGGTAAAAAATCTTTGGAGAAAGGGCTCACAACTTTGGGGTAAGGTTGAACTTACCCCTAAAGCCGAGAAACTAATCAAAGATGGAGTTTTTAAAAAAGTAAGTAGTTCTTTTTACTTACCAGACGCAGAGACAAATCCCCACCCAGGAAAATTGGCTTTGCGCCATCTAGGACTAGTTTCAATTCCCGCCGTAAAAGGCTTAGCAGCTTTTTCCGAGGGTGGATTTGACGACGAAAAGATTATCAATTTAGCCCCGCAAGAAGGGGAAACCATTATCTCGTTTAAAGAAGCCTTAGAAACAAAAAACTCTACTATGACTAGAAAAAAGAAAACAACTGACGTTGCTCAGGAGGTCTCGGTAGATCATGCCGAGGGCGGAATGACCGTCAACATTAACATCGGAGGAGGCGGTAAGCCTTCTGTATACGACGACTCTGGTAATCAAGTTGATGAGACAGGCGCTCCAGCTGATTATAAGATGGAGTATGCCATGGACGAAGAAACCGAAGAAGACATGCCCGCAGATACCGATTCTGAAATGCCTGAGGAGGGCATGGAAGGAGAAGGAGATGACATGGGCCTAGAGGACGAAGGTGGCGAAGAAGAAGCTCCAGAAGCCTCTGGGGAAGATGACATGGGAAGTGAGGAAGAGATGGGTTCAGAAGGAGAAGAAGCTCCTGCTGAAGACGACGGATCGGAAGATATCTCTGGCGAAATGGAAAACAATGATAAAAAAATTGCGTCTCTAGCAGCCGAGTATGAAGAAGACGAGCTTTTCCAAGCTTTAGCCCTTAAAAAGCAAGCAAGTTCCATGATGGAAAAAGATATGTCTTACGGAGAAATGCCCGAAGGACTTAAAAAGCACATGGAAGAAAAAGAAGGAAAGGGAGAGGATGAAGAGGAAGATAAAAAGAAAGAAGCTGATATGGGAGAAGAGCAAGTAAGCGATAACGCCGAAGAAGCTCCTGAAGAAGAGAAGGAAGAAGCCAAGGCTGACATGGCCGAGGACAAAACTGAAGAGGACGAGGACGAAGAGAAAAAGAAAACTGATATGTCAGAAAAGGTTAAAGAAGAGAAGACTGAAGAGTCAGCATCTCATTCTGAAGAAGCTGCGCCTCTGGCTACAGAAACTCTGGATCATAGCGAATCCGCTATGGGAGATCAGAGCATTAATGCCCTTAATGCTCGGGTAGCCGAATTAGAGGAAGAGCTCAACAGACAAAGAAAGCTTGCTCGCGAGAAAGAAATCTCCTCGTTTGCTGAAGGTCTTTACGAGGCCGGAAAGCTTACTGAACAGATCGTTCCTAAGTCCGATTTAGTTCGTTTCATGGAAACTCTTAATAATAAGAACTCCGTGAATTTCTCCGAGACCGGTAAGGCCTCTCAATTCGACTTCTTCCGCGGAGTCCTTGAGTCACTTCCCTCTATGGTCTCTTTTGAAGAGTTTGCTACTCCTGCATCTGCTCCTAAAAAAGCAAAGACAGTTGAGCCTAACGCTTCTGGATACGCTTACGATCCAAACACAGCAGATATCCATGCCGAGGCACTTTCATACGCCGAGGAAAATGACTGCGATTATTTAACAGCTGTTAAGCTTGTTATTGAAAATAAAAACTGAGGTAATTACTAATGGCAACTGATCCACGTTATATGTCTTTTGACCATCAGTATGTCGAAACTGTTGAAGTAACTGCTGCTGGCGCTCTTACTGCTGGCGTTGAAGCTCACAGATTCGTCAAGCGCGATGGCTCATACCCCGCCGCTGATGGCGATTACGCCGCTGGCGTAACTGTATATGATATCCCTGGTCAAGGCGAATTGACCGACAAGGGCTATCAAGTAGACGATGGTACAAACATCGTTTATGAAGGTCAACTCAATCCTTCAACCACACCTTACAAGCCTGGTGTTCTACTTTATCAAAAGCTACTTTCTGTTGTAACAGAAGGTATTGTTATTGTAGCAGTTGATCCTACTTCTACTGCTTTCACAGTCGATGCTCCAGTCTATTCTTCTGACTCAGGAGAAGCTATCGCCTCTGGCGGTGCTGGCACAAACTTTATTTTAGGCCGCGCTCTTGATGCCGCTAATGCAACTACCGCTGGCCAATATATCAGAGTTAAGCTTGGCTCTGGTGGCCCTGGTTGATAATTAACGGAGAGTAACTAATTATGATGAATTTAGATCAGGTTCGTGTAATCGATCCAATCCTAACCCAACTTGCCCAAGGCTACAAGAACGCTGAAGGCGTTGCAACATTCTTCGGTCCTGCGGTGTCTATGAACACCCGCGCTGGCCGTACCATGGTATTTGGCAAAGAAGCCTTTGCTGCTCAGAACTTCCTTCGTGCTCCTGGAACAAACATCCAGAAGATTCAGAATGAGTTCGGAACCAGAAGCTTCTCGCTTCGTCAAGAAGCTATCAGCTGGGAACTCGCTGAAGAGATCGCTGCTGAGGCTAAGAACGGCGCCGCTCAAATTGACCTTCGTCAATATGCTGCTAAGGATGCCGCTCAGCGCCTTATGCAATCATGGGAAGTCCAAGTTGCTGATTCAGTAACAAACGCTGCTTCTTACGAAACTTCCTGCACCTTCGACCTCGCAGTTCGCGCTGGTGGTGCTGACCAGTTCAACCAGGCCACCTCAGATGTCGAGGTTCTAATGGACGAGGCTAAGGAAGCTGTTCGTGCTCAGATCGGTGTCTATCCTAACAAGATGGTCATCAGCCCTGATGCTTTCAACGCCCTCAAGCGTAACAAGAGAATCCGTGACTTCATGCAGCGCGGCATTCTTGTCAACGAGGCTTCACTTGCCAACATCTTTGGTCTTGATGAGATCCGTGTTGCACGTCGTCTTAAGCTCAACCAGAGCACTGGAGCTCTTGAGAATATCTATGACAACATTGCTATTCTCTTCTACCAGCCTTCTGGTGCTACCGATGGCTTTGCACCTGCCCTCGATGCCAACTATGGCAACCCTGCTTTCGCTTATACCTACACACTCGCTGGGTATCCTATCGCTACTCCTGAGCGTTTCAACATTGAGCGCCGTGTATTCACCGGTGACATCCTTGTTGAGCGTAGCTTCGAGCTCGTAGGCATGGGCGAGAATGGTAAAGTCGGCGCTGGTGCTATCTTCACCAACGTTGTTGCTTGATTTTTACCATTCAATCAACCTAACAACATCGGCTGGCCTTCGGGTCAGCCCTTTTTGTTTAAAGTAAAAGGAAGAAGGATATATTGTCTATGTCGGGTCCCCAGCCACCTAGAGATACATATGGGGTTGCTAATAATTGCACGCCTGCGACTGTAGATTATTTTATCTCAGTATTCGGATATAACGAAGCTGTGGAGCTTTCAAATATAGAAAATCCCACAGGAAATGAGATAGACATACATAAAATACAGATCGCTCTCAATGATGCAGGGCAACTCATTAATAATTTTATTGACTCTGCTCCGCCTCAAGGAAAAATTTTAATAGCAGGTTCGTACAGACGCACCCAAGCGACAATTGCAAGATATTACCTTGATATTTTAAGGCCGCGTACGCAAGTTCAAGAAGCAGCAGAAAAAGCGCTTCAGCAACTCGAGTTATGGGCATCCAAAGGAAGCCCAAGTGCAGGATTGAAATGGAAAGAAGCCTATTCTTATTGGAGATCAGGATGCTCCATGACAAAAAGCTCATATCAAAGAGGTCGGAGCTTTACAGACCCATCTCTTAACAAATGGGTGCTCCAAGAGGGGAGTAATGATCGCTCGTTCCCATACGCAAATAGAGAAGCAGCAACGGTTAGTAGAGTTAACTCTAAATCTCTTTCTCTTGATACCCAAGGAGTTAATGAGGTTATTGCGGATAGCGCTTACGAGATGAACGAACTTGTGGACGCTCTTGAAACAACAAGAAGTGTGTCTAGCTTTATAAATACTGACCAGGCCGTCGGACCAAATGAAGGAGACGGACTTGTGGCTAATAACGAAGTCGAATCTGCTGATGGCGAATTTGACAACTATGGCGGATTATCTACCGGAGATACATTCTAATGGCAACTAACTCATACCAAGGATACAATCCTTTTTATCCTACGAACCCAGGTGGCGGGGCATATTATTTAGTAAATAATGACGCTAATAACTGCTATGGGTATCAAACAGGGCTTAAAAAAGCTGTTTTTCCTGACGGAACGCAATACAAAGAAGATTGCGACGCGCTTAGACAATATGTCATCGAGCTGGAGTCCACAAGGTCAATAAAAGATCTTGCCGATGTTTCCTTCACTAGAAATGTCAAAAAAGGAGATTTCTTAGTATACGACAATACTGAAGGAAAATGGGTACTTACCGATTTCCTTTCAGGCGGTGAGTTCTAATGCTTTTAGAAATTGAAAATCAACTTCACAGCCGCGTTCACTCCGCCATAGGACAAAGCGCGGTGGTGCTTCGTCTTGCAGAAGAACTTGATCAGTCTGGAAGAGTAGCAGAGCAGGCGATGATTATCGTTAGCTTTGTTTCCGGCTCAACAACTAACCAAATGGGCGGTGGTGCTTATATGCCTACCGTTAGGTCAAGAAAAATGACCTATAGCGTTACATTAGTACAAAAACAAGCACAACGTGAAGGTCATAGTTTTTCTCTGCCCATACTTGATTTAATTGCAGATGCAGTTACAGGATGGGTGCCAGAAGTACCGGGTCTTGAGTTTGCTACTGGATTTGAGCTAGAGGGTGAGAGATTTGTTCAAGTAACTGAAGCTTCTCAGTTTATATATGAGCAAAATTATTCTGTAACT